GAATCAATATCAGTATCTTCAATCCCAAAAAAATCTTGATCTGATAGCTCAGAGTATCCGCGATAAAACGTTTTAACAATACCAGGAAACTTACGTTTAATAAGTCTTTCTACACGGGAGTCCTCTATCACATTAACAAAACTGCCAGGAACCTTAGGATACTTAGACTTCCAGTTGGTATCGGGGGTGTACAGTGCATGACCAACCTCATGACCCACTAGAAGGTCGTATACAGTCGCAGAGGCGCGTTCCCATAGAGGAAGGGTAAGTACCCTCCTACGCACGTCAAAGGATGCAGTAGAGACAGTTCTGTTCTCAATGATAAGATCCTCAGTTGCAAGGAGCTTAGCAAGTTGTCCTTTAACTTCGTAATTGACCATGGGAGTCTTTTGGTATACGAATACTATACATCACTACAACAGGCAGTCTAGACCCAAATGGACAGTTACTCAACTGGTTTTGGAAAACCCATTGACCTTACTGAAAGTAATCATATTATCAAATTTATCCTGAAGGTCTTGAGTGTTGTGAGAGATGATAAAAACATTAGCATCCTTAATTGCATATCTCACAATCTTAGTAAACTCATCAGTGCCAGTTCCATCCAAAGAACTATCAAAGATCTCATCCAGAATTAGTAGATTAGTAGATGAAGAATTTTTCATCCGTGCAATGTCTCTCCAAGTAAACAGAAGAGCAAGATCAATTCTCATTTTTTCTCCTTCGGAGAAAGAATCATAACTAAAGTTTTCGTGAATAGGAGATTTAATATTTTCTTTAAACTCTTCGTCCAGTGTGAAATTGATATAGAAATCCATCTGTTGCAGATATGTATTAATCTGCTTATTCATTACTGGAAGATATCTCTTGATTATTTTGGATTTTACTCCACTATCTTTCATAAGAGAATGAGCAAAATCCAAATAGGAAATACTTTCAGCCTGTTCGGACTTATCCTTTTCTACTGACTTAAGTTCTTTTTCTAACTGTTTAAGGGCATCTCTTTCAGAATTTCTATTTGCAATTTGTGAGGCAATTTTTTGAATTTCTGATTCCAAACTTCTGGTCTGTTTCTGATATTCAGAAATCTTAGTGTTGTTAATAGAGATGTCATACGTTGTGTCAGTGATCAACCTGGAGAGCTGAGCAAACTCTTTCTCCCTATCCTGTTCTGCAGTGATAGTTTTCTTGAGTGCTTTATATGCTGTATTAATTTCTTGTACTTGATTTTCAATCTCTCCTACTTTATTTACACGAAACTGCTCTTCTATATCTTGTCCGCAGGTAGGACAAACCGAGTTATCCTTGAAAAATCTATGTTCTTTCGTTATATTTTGTATCTTTTGTTCCAGTTTTGATTTAACTCCATTCATTCTCCTGAGCGATTTTGTTGGATCACTGAGTTCTTGAAGTTGTGGTTGATATACATCAGTAATGTTTTCATTGTAAATGCGGTTATCTCCCATTAAGTTTGTAATATCTAGAGATAAACCTTCAATCTTAGTCTTCTTATCCTCAATATTTTCTTTGCCCCTCTTATCAAGATCTCGAATAAAATTCTTTTGCATGGAAATTTTTTCTTCCACCAGGTCTTTTTGTAAAGACAGTTCACGAATATCTTGTGTTGCTTGTCTAATTCTATTTTTAAGAAGATTTCCCATGCCAGAAAAGATCTTAATATCAAGAAGATCTTCCACAATATCTCTCCTATTAGAAGAAGAAAGTTGCATAAAAGGAACAAAAGTAGCAGAACCCAGAATGACTGTCTGGGTAAAAGACTTATAGTTTAGTTTCAGTATGGTCTCTTCTAGATGCTTCTGTTGATCTACGGCAGAAGATTCCCGATTCCATACTTCTCCGTTACAGTGGATCTCAAATACATTAGGTTTGATTCCCCTAATAACTTTATATGATCTATCATTTATACCAAATTCTATCTCAACAACGCAATCCTTTTCATTTACACTATTAATTAATTGCCCCTTATTAATTCGTCTAAAGGGTTTATTATAAAGAACGAAGGTAAGAGCATCTAAAATAGTAGATTTTCCAGCACCATTTGCTCCAACAATCAACGTTGTTGGAGCGCTTCTAAAATTGACCTCAGTGAAATTATTTCCTGTTGAAAGGAAGTTTCTCCACCTAATCTTCTGAAATACTATCATAAGGAGGGAATACTATATCTTGAGGTGTCACAATCATGTACTTGTAATTATACTTGTTACAAGCCTCGATTGCAAGTTCCTCGTCAATTTCTACAACTGCCAATTTATTGTGATCATCGGCTTCTAAAAGTCCTGCGTATCTTTCGGCGTCATCCTCTTCCTCAAACATATAAAGTTGCTTGGTTCCCGTTTCGTCTTCCAACGAATAGGCTCCTTCACCTTCATGTCCCCTGAGTGATAGGATGAACATATCTACTCCATCTCGCAAGCTTCTAAGTAGACTTCACGAAGTAAGTCTTTTACTCTGTTTTTCTTAAGATCAAAATCAGAATCTTCTATGTATTTATTGAGGAGTGTAAGTGTGTCCTCAATTTTTTCTCCAGCAAAATCAACTTCAGAATCATTTACTTCAAGAGATTCTGTAATTTTAATATCAACCGCTTTCGACTTAAGAAGTTTATCTACAAACTTATCAAATTTTTTCTGATCCGTTTTCTTTCGTACAATCAGTTTAACAATCTTATTTTCATACAAATGTGATTTGAATAGTTCAGCGGGAGTATCATCATAATAAACTTTTTCAAATATTGTATACGGATTTGGGATAAACTCCATCTCATAAGTTTCAGTATCAAAAATATTGAAACCACGAATATCACCAGCATCATTCCAATACATTTGGTATGGATTGCCTAGGTAATAAATTTGTCCGTCATTACTACGAGTATGGTAATGTCCAGAGAATACAAATTCAAACTTGTTAAAGAAACCTTTATCTATACCAGTCTGTTGGATACATCCAGGATACAATTGGAATCCAGTAATTTCTAAGTGACCAAAAGCAACATTGGTCGGAGTCTTTTCTATTTTTTTCTTTGTCTCATCTATATTATCATCACATATCCAAGGAATCATGAAGGCTTTAAACCCATTGATATCATATTCATCTGGAGAAGAGATTGGAATTACATTAGTATAATCTTTTAAGAGAGAATCAATTGAATTAACTTCATTGGTATTCTTAAAGTAGGTATCATGATTGCCGGCAAGTTGCCATACCTTAACACCCAGATCTCTAAATTTATCATACACATTTATACGAGCCCAATTAAGAGCCCAGAAATCTATACTTTTCCTATTGTCAAAAGCATCTCCCATATGGATACACTCTTTGATACCCCTCTTTTCTAGTTCTGGAAAAAAGATATCATCATAAAATTTTTGAAAGTAGTCATGAAAAACCTTGGAAGACCTCCTACAACCGTAGTGAGTGTCAGTGATAATAGCAATCTTCATTGATACATTTTAGATTGAATAGCATCCTTAATACTATTATATTCAAAAGAGCTTCCGTAGTCATCATCTACCGTGAAGACTTCATCATAACCAGACCTTTCAAGAATCTTAGTTCTGATCTCCATCTGTTTTTTCTCTTTTTGAATACGTCTCAGAAATGCGTAGTGAATAATCTGAGTAAAGTAAGCAAACGGGTTAGTGGATTTCTCTGGATTAAAGTTATGAATATATTGAACACAATTTTCAATACCGTCACAAATCATGTCCTCGCGGAACATATAGTTAACAAAGTTTGGTTTGTATGATAGGTGAGTTGCAATCTTTAGAAAGCACTCTCCAAGATAATTTGTAATTCTGGGTTTAGGTTCATCTGCTGCTGCAGCGTCTCTTACATCTGCCTTATATTGAACAATAGCATACAAAAATTCTTTGTTATTTACATAATGTTCAGACCTCTTTCTAGTAGCCATTTCATTTGTCTCCTTTAAATGTTATTATTCTATCACAAAGTTACTGTACTGACAACTTGACAGAGCTCTGGATATTGTGTATGATGACTCTGTTGGAGTTCAAAGAATTATTCAGCTTCTTTAGATTCTGTATTATAAAGCTTTTCAAGTTGCTTACGTGCTTGATCTACAGTCGTTTTGAATCCACTTGATTTAGATTTTTTACTGTTGCTAGAAGAAGAACTTAATTTGGATCTAGTAAATCTCATATAAGATCCTACTACATCAGAGTCTTCAGAAGCTTCTACAACTGTGATAACGTGTTGCATAGGAACTACAACGATACTATCGGAGGGATTTGTTTTTACCCATGGTATCATTCGCAGGCCTTCACCAGTAGCAATATGAACTGCTTCTATTGAAACTGGATCACTGAGAACTAACATGCTTCTTCCATTTTCTTCGACAGGGAGAATCTCGGCAAAGATTTCTTCACCACTTATCAACTTGATTGTTCCATAAAATTCTTCCATATTATTTTTTGAGTTTGATTTGAGTGAATTCATAATTAAAATCTTCTTCATTGTAGATCTTAATTCTTTCAATTAAATGATTTAAGGTGTAATTTTTTCTGCCTTGATATGTAATGTCATCTGCAATGTCATAAAGCATTGCTTTTGTTTTATTGTTTCCTTTCCTCAGTACTCTTCCAATAGATTGTAAGTTCCTGATTCTGGATTTACTAGGTGAAGCAAAAATAACATTATGTAAGTTTTTAATATTGATTCCTGTAGAGAATGTACCATATGAAGCAACAATAATAGAGTCAGTTTCTTTTTCTGTAATCTCTCTAACCCGTTCTCTTTCTACAGCATCTACTCCACCATGAACATAAAATACTTTTCTATCACCATCTACTGAACTATTTATTAACTCATGAATAATCTTTCCATGGGATTCTACTCTCTGAAATAGAATAAGAGTATTTCCCTTTAGCCCTAAAGATAAATTTTTAATAAAGTTTGTTCGTTGTTCATGAGAGATAATGTACTGGATTTCATCCTCATAGTTATTAAAGGTTCTTGGAATATGTTTTAATAACAAAATTCTAATATCAAGTTGTGAAAGATGTCCTTTTTTAATTAACTCTGCTGTCTGAGTAATCTTATAACTAGGTCCAAAGAGTCCTTCCAGGACCCACTTATGAGTTTGGGATCCATCAAGAGTTCCAGTAAATCCGTATCTATATTTCGTGTCTCTAAGTTTGGTCATGATTCCAACTAAGGACTTTGATTTAAACTGATGAGCTTCGTCACCAATTACAACATCGAAGTCATTGAAAAACTTTTTATCTAATTTATAAATTGATTGCCAGGTTGTAATTACAACTGGGAAGTTAGTTGTTTTTTCTCTACCAGAATAGACTCTATGGCAAAAAGATTCGGAATCCCATCCATAATCAAAAAAGTCTTTATACATCTGTTCTACCAAAGATGTAGTAGGAACAACCAATAAAATTTTCTTATCTTTCTCCACAAAATATCTGACAATCGCATAGATCATCAAAGATTTTCCAGAAGCTGTTGGTGATATCAACAATCTTCGGTTATATTTAAGTGCATCATACACTCCTTCTATCTGATAATCTCTAGGAGTGTGCTTAGAGATTGCCTTCATATAATCTTTTACACCTTCTCTAGAGATGAGGTCATTTTTCTCGAAAGGAGTTCCGTAAAATTTACTGTCTTTAAAACTTACTGTATACTCGCTTTTCTTAGCCCATGCACAGACCTTATCTAGAAGTCCCACATAGATCTCTCCAGTTGCTGTTGAGAATAATCGAATCTTCCCATCCCAATACTTGCTGCGATACTGAGGCATAAATTTTGCCCCAGGAACTTCAAATGTAAAATGATCTGCAAGTTCTTGATTGACATGAGGTTCTGCTTGGATTTTAAGAAAAACCTCATTCTTTTTTTCAATGATCAAATCAGTCATAACCTCTTATAAACCTCTGCCACTCAATAGCGTTTTTAATTTGGTAGGTTCTGTTTAGAATTACTTTTATAATACTTTCTAAGTAATCTAACAACATCTGATAGTATTCCATTTTAGTCAGACATCTAATGAGTTCCTCATCAGAATCTAGATACTTATCAATATCCGACTTTAATACTTTAAAATCAAATGGTTTTTCTACGTATATTTCTGGCTTTGATTTTCCTGAATAGTACTCCCACTTCTCTCTCCTCAACACTTTAAATTTATTTTCTTGTCCTTTTTTTAGAACGAGAATATTATTATAAATTTTGTAATACTTTGAGTGTAAGGATGGAATTTTTGTTGACTCTAAATGAAGATCATCATTATCAATTTTAGAATCTTTTTCCCAAAGATTCTCAATCATTTCAATATTCATACTACAATAAACTCTCAATATCAAAGATGGTATATTTAAATGTGGCTTCCGCCATAATATAATTTATATCAGTTGCCTTAGCGTCAAATTGAACTGGAGACAACGCTGTAGGAAATAAGTCTTTAAATTTTACTTTAGTAATTGGAGTGAATGAACTGCTATAAATGAGAAGACTTCCATCAGAAAAAGCACCTGCTATGGGATCTACTCCAGTTCCAATAATGAATGGTAATGCTTCTCCCATACTATCTGGATATCCAAGACCTCTCATCCAGTCATGGATTTCTAGATAGTTCTCCATATTTTCATCCACCATAAATTGAATGGAGAAATCACTGTATACTAACTTATCTCCAGGAATCATCAAATCCTTAAGAGGAGTTGATTGAACTGCTACTCCTAAATTAATGCCTGGAATGTTCACCGAGTTGGCGAAAAAATCCACTTTAGGTGCTTTTTCCAAACTAAATTTAAATCCAGTTGGGGATAAAAAGTTTTTATTTTTAATTTCCCTATCCCATTTGGATAGCCCACTTTCTCTAACCATGGAATTAAATACAGTTCATATTAGTATTTAGCAGTCATTAAATACCGTACCAACTTGAGAACCGAGACTGGATCCTGCTTTTTGTCCTAACAGAAGAGCCCATCCTCCTGCCAACCAACCCACGTAGGGAATACCCATAACAGCAGGAACAGCAACACCAGCAGCAATTGCACTACCCGCCATTGCACCCTGAGACCGTGCTCCAGCGTCCGCCACGATACACGCGATGTCTTTTGCAGACTTTCCCTCGCCGTCTGCCACAGCGCCTCCTGGACCCATATTACGGGTTCCTTCTCTAGTAAACTGATCACGGCGCCATTCATTTCTGACTTCAGTCTTACCACCAAATAATCCTTTCTTATTCACATCGGAAGATGATGATCTTTGTGATTCTAAAACCTTAGGATCATCAGCACGATATTCGATTTCATATCCATCTTTACCAGCTCTAATAGTGTACGATGAGTAATCACCACGGGGGATATTGATAGTTGGAATTTGTGGAACTCTAGGTGGTTCTGGTTTTCTTACAATGTAACCTAACAACCCGATATGCGCTATAGCAAAAATTGCGCCAACAGTTCCTGCAATTACTTTCAATCCCGATACCTTACTACTTACTTTAGGTTCATCTGACATCTTAACCTCCGATGTTGAATTAATTAACTCACTTAGTCGTCCCACATTTCAATCATTTAAAAGCAGCCCTATTTATAAAAAGGCATAAAAAAAGACCCCGAAGGGTCTTTGGTAAGATGTGAACCTTGAATCACATGAGGTTCTTGACGGTGACTCTTCTGTAGTAACGGTTAGAGTTAGCGAGGAGTCTACCCATTCCCTGAGTGGTTCCTTCCGCGAATGGATTGGCGACCATGCCGTAGCGGGTCTTAAAGCCAATTTTGGGTTGGAAGGTGTCCTGTCCAACGGCGCGAACCATCTGGAGAGGAACATAAGGACAGTAGAACATACCTGCGTCATAAGGTGAAGAACCCTTATAACCAACAACGTAGTACTGGTTTGCAGCATTGTTTGCAGCAAATGGGTCGATGTAGACCTTATACTTACCAGCAAGTGTGCCAGCGAAAGTATTACCAGTGTCATCAACGTTAAGGTTAGCGTTGAGTGCAGGAGTGTAATCCAGGATACCTGCCATCGTGAGTGCGGATGCAACGTCTGCGGAACACAGAACAACGTTGCCCTTCCCTCTACGAGTTCTTTGTGCGATTGCGTTAGCGTCTCTTTCGATTTGGAAAAGTAGACCCTTGAACTTCTCAACACTCCAACGTCCGTTAGAGTCAACATCGAGGTCGAACTCACCAGCGGTAGCGGTGTTAAGAGTTGCACCCTGTTCAGCAACTTTGTAGATGGAACGAATGACTTCGCGGTTGATCTCAGCAAGAATCTCTGTGGAGAGAATATTTGCGAGTTCAGCCTCAGCATTCAAACCATGAATTGCCTTAAGGTCTTGTGCCAGTTCCAAGGAGTACTCTGCTTTCAGAGCTCTTGACTTGGCGGTTACAGTGACTTTCTCGATCGAGAATGCCATCTCTTGGAAGGCATTAGCAGCGGCATCACCGAGAGCTTCTGACTCTCCAGTTGCCATACCCTGACCTACGTTGTAGGCAGAGGTTGTTGCGGAACCAACGGGGTTCAGAACTGAGGGGTTAGAACCTGACTGTGAACCTGTACCGAAACCAGCAGCCTGGTCGGTTTGTCCACCTGTAAGGGACTGATCACTATCCTGACCAGAGAATGCGGTATCGGGCTCGTTGAACAGTGCCTCAGTACCACTCTGATTGGTGTAGCGGGAGCGCATTGCAAAGATTAGTCCAGTAGGACCACTCATTGGTTGTACGCCTGCAAGGTCATAAGCGACCAAGTTGGGCATTGCACGTCTGATCAAAGAGATCAGTACTGGGTCGAAACCAGCGACAGGACCAGCTGCTGTCGAAGAACCACTAAATCCACCTGTTCCAGCAGAGTTGGTAGGTGAGGCTTCACTCAGGAAAGATGATTCTTCCTGGAGCATTTGCTCTTGGTTCTCAAGAAGAACAGCGGTGACATTACGTCTATGGTTATCCTTGATAGCACCAGACCCTTCGTGGTCTAGTAGAGGAGCCCACTTTTCAGTAAGCTGTTGGTAATTAATGTGTTGTTGCATTTTGGATTCCTATGTTTGAAATTAATAATCTCTAAATCACTGCTTGACGTTAGAGAGTGCTCTTAGATATGCAGCCATAGATCCAGTTGTTGGTTCTACGTATTCTGCTTCTTCTTTAAGAACTTGAGTCTCTGTCGTCTTGGAAGAACTAGTGTTACTAGAGAAGTAAGACTCCTTCAGTGTTTCTAGTTTTTCACGATAGCTTTCTTCACTTTCAAACTCAACACCTTCTGCAAGAACTGCGAGTTTATCTTTCTGAGAAACTGCAAGTCCTTCTGCAACGGTATTCATAATAGTTTCAGCAGTCGATACCGACAGCTTACTATTCAGAGCAACATTTCTTTCGATTTGCTCATTGAGTTTGGTCTCCATTTCATCAAGTTTGTCTACCATGCTCTCAAGTACATCATATCTATCTTCAGGAAGTGATACATAATGTTCTTCAAATAGACCCTTCATTCCCTCAAGGAATGATTCGGTCATTTCTGTCTTGATTCCACGCTCAACGGAGAGAGCGTTTTCCTCAAGCCATTCTTCAGCGACATATTCGAGGTACGAATCCAGTCTTTCAGTAAGTTCAATCTTAATTGTTCCAACTTCTTCGACTAGTTTAGTTTCGTAAGCCTCTTGAATTTGATTTTCGATATCTGTGATCTTAGCGGTAAGCGAAGCTTCAAAGATTAGTTTAGCCTTTTCTCTGAATTCTTCTGAGAGTTCTTCACCGCCCAAGAGTGCCTCAACATCTTCTGCAATTGCAGCATCGATGTCAATGATACTTTCTTCGGTTTCGGTCAGATCTTCCTCAGCAATTACTTCTTCAGTAGATGCTTCGGTCTCTTCAGCGTACTTAGGTGCTTTGGGCATTGATTCAGCAGGTTTTGCGCCTTTGTTGACTACATCCTTGACTTGCTTAATAGTCTGTGTAGGAGTTTTAAGCGCGTTAGAATTATCGTCTGGTCTAGAATTCTCGGGGGTAGGTCCACCGAGATCCTCAACGGCAACGTTGTCGGGAACATAGTTAGGTGCTTTGGGCATGGAATCACCAGCCGCAGCACCACTATTGACAGCGGTTTTGGATTGCTTAGTGCCTACTTCCATTTCTTGTAAATCTCCACGAGACATTTGAACTCTCCGTTTTTAATCGTTGTAGATATCGTAATCTGTATTTATTTATTAAATTCAGAGATTTGATAAGAAGTTTTGGAATATTTCCAACTTCTTCTCGTCCAGTCTCTTTTGATCAACAAATTTATTTATAGTTTTTTTAGTTTCTTTAATTGCCTGATCGACAATTTCTTCAGGTTGTTTCTCAATTACCGCAACGGTTTCTTGAACTGTTGCTTCTCTAATTTGAGACTGTGCCTTTAGGAGACCTGCATCCCAAATCCATTCAACTCCTTCCATGATTCCGTTAACAAAAGCATCAGGAGCAGAAGGATCTGCGACAATATCAGCAGCGGTAGCGAGCATAAAATCCTCACCAACTACTTTATATCCTTCACTTGTATCACGTAAACTTCCCATTCCCCTAGAAGAAACTCCCAGTTGAACACCCTCGTCAATCAATGACTGAGCAATTTTGCCCATAGGAGTATCAAGAAGTTTAGCTTTTCCAATAAAATTATGTCCCTCTTTATGGAGGTCTACAATTTTATGAGAAACCCTATCTAGATTTACAGTTGGTCCATCGGGATGTCCTAATTCACCAAGAGCACGCCCTTTAGAAACAAACTGCTCCATATACCTGTTTACCTCTTTGTCCAGAGTTTCAACAGGATAGAAACGACCATTCCTATTTTTCAAATTTCCTTGAAGGAAAATACCTTCAATGAACATAGATTTCTTGCCGTCTTTTTCTTCGACAAGGACCTTTGCTGATTCGATTTCTTCGGTAATAAGTTTCATTCTTCTTCTGGTTCCTCGGCAGGTGTTTCAAGTTCTGCAGATACCTCTACTTCATCATCGGAAGTTTCTGGTTCTGCATCATCTAACTGATCAACCCAAGGATTGGGTCCTCCAAACGCATCAGCTGTAACAGCTGGACGAATGGTTTCGATGTTTTCTGCAGACTTTGCAAATAAAACATCTTTGATCTTAGAATGAATCTCTGTGGGAGAGTCATTGTTCACAATCAAATCAATAAGGTCATCCATAACAGATAAATTAACTACAAACTAGAAGTATTTATATTTCCCCTCCCTTGGGCATCTCAATAGCTGACCCATCAGCTTCTACTGCAGAACCATCAATACCTGGTTCTGTTATTGGAGATCCAAGATCTTCACCTGCACCAATACCCATTTCAAGTTGTTGAACTTCCATAGGATCAATCAACTTACCATCTTTAATTTCTTGTGCCATCTGTTTGTCGATCTCGACCATCTCCTCATCTTTTTGTTTGAGAACAGTTCTCCTTACATATTCAAGAGAGAAATACTTTCCAAGATATGGATCAACTGCAGCAGCAGTTCCAAGTCTTTCATTAAGTAGTTCAGTCTCTTTTAATTCCGCAAAGTGATTATCGTAAACGAAGTCATATTGAATATGATCGGAAAGAATTTCCCAATCTTCAGGTGTAACAATATTTTTCAGAATAAGTTGTGTCTTCAGCATGTCGCTAAAAACACCAGAAAATCTTTTCCTTAAACGTCCAACAAACTTAGTGAATTTAACTTCATCTCGCAAGATTTCTGAGGAACGACCAAGATTGAAACCTTCTCCAGATCCAGCAATACGAGATTCTGGAACACCTAGTGATCTATATAATTTTTTCTGGAAATATTCAATATCAGCAAGTTCTCCCAGATTTTGACCACCAGGAAGAGTTGTAATCTCTGTTCCTCTACCACCTTCACGACGAGGCAACCAAAAATCTTCAAGCATACTCATATGCTTACGATCATCTCGGACTTCACCAGTCGATGCATCATAAACTAGTTTGTTGCGATAACGACTCATCACATCTTTCAAGTATTGTTCGGCTTTAATCTTTGGCAGATTACCAACATCAATATAGAAAATTCTTCTTTCGGGAGCACGAGACAATCTATAAATTACAAGACTATCTTCAATCATGCGAAGTTGATTGAGTGCTTTAATAGTTTTGTGTAGATATGAAATGATCGTTTGCTTATTCCTATCTACTAAACCAGAGTGACAGAATGTTACTGCGTCAATTGCAATTTTTACTGGTCTATTTGAATTACTAAATGGTTGTCCGATAGCTCCTATATTATTTTTTGCTGCTTGAGTATTTGGATCATACAGATAATACTCTTCAATCTCTGGGCTTAATGGATTGGAAGTATCTTGAACTCTTTGCGCTAGTTGTTGTGCATT